AAAGCCATATTTATGGCAGGGGCAGGTTTGTATGGAGGAATTAAAGGCCTGTATGAAGGCGACCTCAAAGCTGCGGGAAGCGCTTTATATTCAGGTCTTGAAGAAAGCGGCAATGAATTAGGTTTGTTTCTTACTGGTAATATAGAAGTTCCGTGGTTTACAAACAAAGATCTTGAAAGTGCTTTTGATCTAAATGAAGACAGTTACGTAGATATTTTTGAAGTGTTCGGTACTGAAAATACTTACGGTGTGATGGGTGATATTGCTAACATAGTTGTTGCAGCTGTGACAGATCCGTTGATGGGTGCTGGCGTTGGTAACAGGTTTTCTCGTAACGTTTTAAGAAACATTGCGACTGACTCTTTATCAGATAGCTCAGCAATAGTTCGTGCTGCAGCTAAGCTAGGAGTTAACGAACCTGTAATAGTTGGTAAAGGTTTTAAGTCTGCCATGATTAATCTTAAGACAGATGGTTGGAAAGCTCTAACTGTTACTGAAAAAAATATAATTGAAAGAGTTGTTAGAGAACAAATAGAAATGGCGTATGAGCAATTCCCTAAAACACGTAGAGTGCAGGGTGCTATAGCTAGAAACGCAAGAGGAATAAATGCTATAGAAAATGATCTAAGAATAGTTTTGAAACAACTAGAGCGTGGAGGCAGAGATGGATTCAGGTACTACGGGAAAACTTTAATACCGGCATCTGCAGTCAGAAGCGGAGTTAATAGATTTGCAGCTGCAAATGCTGGTAATCGTTTCGGTAAATATCAAGCTAAACCAACTAGCCGTAGTGATTTTATAGTTCATTCTGATGGTAGTGTAACAGAGCTTCCTCCTTTTATGAAGGACCAACCTACATTGTTTGATGAGGCTGCTGAATTTGGCGAGGACATGGTGCACGATTACAATGTCCTAGCTAAAGAGCAGCTAACTCCTGAGCAGTATCAGGTATTTAAGAACGCCCAAGGTTTTTATGCGACAGATAAAGAAGCTTTTGAAATGGCCGCTAAACATTCAGACATGGACCCAGATCTAAGCCCGACTACTCTTAAGGGTTCGGATTCATACAACTTTGACATTTACGAAGACTACTTTCCTATGTACTCTATGGGCTACGGAGACGCTCCTACCCCTTGGGCACAAGGAACCCCTACACCTACTAAAAACCAAATAGACTGGTTTAATAGTATGGTTGGTCTTCAATGGATAAAATATGACTTTTACTTTCCTTTAACAGGTAAGCAGAAAATAACAGAAAAAGCAGCTGGCACAGCAAAAGGTGTTCAAAAAACAGAAGAATTTTATCAAGGCCAACTATTCAAGGTAACTGATGAAATAAGTGACGACATCCCTCGCCCTTCCGGTATGGGCAGTGCTACTGAATTTGACAGCACCGTGTCAAAAATACAAGGAGAAGTGTCAGCAGCAGGTCAAATGGAACTGCCATTCCAAAAGACAGCAGATGATCTAGCAAGATATCTTAGTAACGAGGTGATCTTCCCCCCTACTCCCGCAGGTCAGGCTGCTAAAGCTGCGTACCTTCAAGAGCTTGTACAGACTGTTAATGCTCCAATTATGCGTTTAGTCATGGAGAAAATGCCTAGCCTTTCTCAAATGTTTTTCTATCAAAAAGGTTTAATTTCTTCGTTACGTCATAGTTTTTCACCTAGATTTGAAATAGCGCAAAAGCTAGGTAAAGAAGCTAGTGACGATGTGCGAAACGCAATGGTAAAAGTGGATCAACGAGCGGCTCTAAAGTTCCAGCAGTGGGCTGACAGAGTTTTTAGAGTAGACACTTTCGGTGGCACGTCTTTAGCTATGAGAGCTAAGCAAGCATGGGAAGGTTTACCAGAACAAATTGTAAAAGGACAGACAGTAGCTAGAAGTTTTGAGATTGGACCTAAGTCGTTAATTGGGCAGTTCACTAGCAGTAAAGTTGAACGTGATTTACTGCTGCGAGAGTTTCCTGCAGGCACTGACGTTGGTGATTGGCTTCGTGCGTTTGACGAGTTGAGAGATGCTATATGGGATATGATACCTAAGAAACTTAAAGAAGCCGCAGAGTTAGATCGGTACGCTTACACCCCTAGAGTTTCATCTCAAGTGTTTAATAATTTATCTGACCTGCCTGCTAAAGAACGCTTAGCCAGATTTTTGAAAGATGAGATAGTCGGTATACCTCCTAGAGATCAAACAGTTTTAGCTAAATGGGTTAAAGGTATAGAAGATACGTTTGGTACACAGTTTGTGAACTCACAGTATTTTCAAAACTTAATAATAAAAGTTAGCAAGCAATTTGCAAAAGATGTTGAGGGTGCCGGAAGAGCCGCTACATCAGTCGGAGATGTCTTCACAAAGCAAAGAAGCATAGCTCCTGAAATACAAGATCTTATAATGGTAAACAAAGAGTTTAGAGACTATATTGTTAAAGTGTTTAGCGATGACTTAGCCACCATGAGGAACGTTGTAGGTTTTCAATGGGCGGACGAAATGGAAGGGGTAGTTAAGCTAGCAAAAGACCCAGAAAAATTAACTGATTTATTTTCCACTAACTACTTAGATGCTTGGACAGTCAGAACTAAGGCTGCTTACAACGCCCACATGATGAGCGATTACTTAGGTGAGCTTCTTAACGTGACCGATGAAATAGGACACCCCGTTGCTAGGAAGATGACGTTGAATCAAAAGCAAATAGACGACATTGCTGAAACAGGTATGACAGGCGGCATGGACGATACAGGTCAATACTTCCTAGGGCAAGGAAGAGACGATCAGTTTGTAGGGCCATTTAACACTGTGCAACCAGAGTACGTTCCTTTAAGGAATGCCGATGGTCGGATGGTCAGAGACTTCATGGAAGATAATAGTATGATTTTTGTCAGAAAAGAAGTTGCAGATGACGCTATTAAGATATTTGATTTACTGCAGAACACAGAAAGCCAGAAAGCCCTTAAAGCTATAGTACAAACACAGTCAGATAGGTGGGCTAGGTTCGCACTTTTAAGCCCTGCGTTTATTACCAGAAACGCACAGAGCAACATGCTGTTAGCTTACCTTGGAGGTTTACGTAACCCTGCTCATATCATAACATCTATGAAATTACAGAAACTCAGGACTGAAGCTAGACTTTTACAAAGAAAAACTGGTAAGGATTTAGACGAGATATATGAAGAGTTTATTGCAACGGGTAGAATGTCAAGCACTGATGTTGAACTGTTAAAAGAACTAAACACTTACGGCGTGTACAACACACAAGCAGACGACATATTTTCTACGGTTGATCTAGGTAAGTACAACATTACAAAAGCAGCTAGGTCAGTAAACTCAGCAGTTGAAAACAACGCTAGAGGTGCATTGTTTTTATCAGGTAGAGCGCAAGGCATGGACGCAGCTACTGCATCTATAAACACTAGAAAATACTTGTTTGACTATAAAGATTTGACACCAGCAGAGCAAGCGATACGAGACAGGTTCAGCCGTTTCTACACGTTCTTTAGGAAGAACACTACTGTGCAGATAGGCGCAGCTTTGACAATGCCAGCACGTGTTGCTAGTGCTGCTAGAATTGAAAAAGCTTTTACAGACAACATGACTGAGTTTTTCTTAGGAGAGCAACCTACTAAGGCAGGTGAGTCAAGGACACCGTTACCTTACTGGGCAGTCATGGCTGGTATGCGTGACTACAACGGCACTTTAATAGGTATGGACGCTCCTTTGACATCTGCGTATCAAACACTATCAGCTATAACAGGCGTGCCTGTGTTGGCTTATCAAGGGTTAAGGTGGCTTTCTGAAAAGAACTTACCTAAGACTGATATAAGTTTTAATGATATACCTTTTACTAACAAATTCTGGGCTTTCTCAGACCCGATAATGAATATGTTTGGAGCTGATAGAGACATGGCTGAAAGGCTTAGAAACACAGTAGGACTGTTCTCAGGTTGGGGTCCAAACATTATTATGACAACTGCTAACTTAGTCAGCGGAGTCAACTGGTTTACTAGAGGAAAGATAGATACACCTTCAGAAACTTTTGCCCAAGTATCAAACATATTTAACCCTGCTATAGCTAGAGTAATGACTTATCAGAAGCACTTGACTAGCGACAGGGACGCCATGCTTAACATAATGAATATACTAGGGGGCTTTAGAGTTTATGACCCCGTAAAGTTGGAAGGGTCGCAGTATTATTCTCTTAGTAATTTATTGAACCAAATTAAAGAGTATCTTCCAGAAGAAATGAGGCCGTCAACCGAAGAGGTTAGGGCTTTAGGCTACTTGCAGGCTCAGTCTAGTTTATGGTCTGACTTAGTTTACGGCAGGTTTGTTGATTATGATGATGACGGCAGGGTAGATGTTGTGCCTCCCGAAGAGTTCTGGCCTACGCTTATGGAGAAGATAGGGCTGTGGACTCCTGAAGAAGGCGAGTACGCTCATTCTAATTACTTTACTAAGGTAGGTGACAACCTTGACTTGACTACTCCAGCAGGTAGAGATGCTTTGGATAGACAAACACAAATACTAGGCAAACAAATAGCTGATTTAATGGTTGCTTGGCATCAGATGCCAGAAGATATAGCTTCAAGAGACATACTCTTTCCGAACTTAGAAACATTAAATATGTTAGACCCTACGCTTATTTACAGAATGGCTATGGCAGCTCAAAGTCTACCCACGCAAGAAGCTGCGTGGCAGACACAAGATAGTTTATTTATGAAGAATGCTTTTATAGAAGAGGGAGAACCTCCTACAGGTAGCGGTGCTGTAGGAGCTGCAAAGGCTGTAGAAGTAGCATTGGAATTGACTGGCGCTTCTCCAGAAACTATTGAAGCTATCAAAACCATGTTTCCTGTGACAAATACAGTTACGATGTACTTGGAAATGGCAGACAACGCAATAGCTGAAGGAATAATTACTAAAGATGATAAAAGAGATTGGCTAATTGAAAACGTAGCATCTAACACTCAGCTGATAATATATAACTCTCTGCAGGCGCTATCAGAACAAGAAGTCGGAATAACTGGACAAGCATTAGGTTTCGTACAGGGGGTTGAAGAACAATATAAAGTAGATAGTCAAGTAGAGCTACTGTCGTTTGAAGAAGTAGAAACAATGCTAGAGCGTGGAAGATTCGTGCACATGAATAATATAATGGCGATTATGGATTCTTTGGGTCAACCCTTAACAGAGAAAGAAAGGCAGATAATACTAGAGAATGTCATGGCTAGTGAATCAGGATTAGGTGCAGATTATCTGCTAGCTTACGACATGATTTCACGAGAAACGTGGAACAGGATTAGAACTAACTCAGGCATGACTGTTGATATTGACCAAGAATCAGTGAATATATACAATCAATGGCAGAATGCAGAGACAATGAGAGACGCTACCGAAGCAGTACTTGCTAAGAACAGGTTTGCTATGGATTCGCCGCTGAATTAACATGACTACGTTTACGCTCGCTAAAGTAATGACCATTCTCGCACATGTATTGTTTATACTCTATACCAGATTTAGTTCTTCTGTTGCCACGTTTTTGAAACTTAAATGAGCCACACCTAGGGCATACTAAATCTTGACACTCAGCTGTCAAAACATTTGGATGGCTCTTGACAAACGGGAGAATACGTTTGTAGACTTTACGTAGCAGTACTACGTCTTGGCGGTTGTATTTTTTCATTGATGCCCACGCTTTACGGTTACCGCTCATACACCCTAACCACATCTTAAAGCCTTGATGCTCTACTTTCTTGCCTAGTTTTAAGTGCTGGCCTAACGAGTCTAAGTTGTTAGCGTTAAACTGGAACGCTGACCTAGCCATCTTTAATGTGTCTATAGAGATGTAAGGAGTTGGCGCTCCCATATCATGTGCTACAAACCTAGCGTTTAGTTTCTTTAGATCAAACCTATCACCGTTGTGGGCTACCACAAAATCTGCTTTATCTAAAAGATCCCACACTCTAGTAAGCAACTCTTTGTCATCACGATAATCATATTTCGTAACGTTCTTAGGGTACACGTCTTTGACTTTGCCTTCATGTTCCCACATGTAGCACATTCCTAGTAGTCGCCATTCCTGTATAAACTCAATAACGTTCTGGTCCCACTTACCCCACGTATAGCCTACGTTAGGTGACGTCTCAATGTCAAGATAAAGAATTTTTGCAAGCATTTAACGGGGAATCTGTCTCGGCAATACTTCTTCTAGCTCTTCTATTCTTCTTTCGTGGTCTTTTAAAGTAGCAAACATACCACTAGTTTGTTGGCGTATGTCCCATATCTGCTTAGAAATCCATGCACACCACGGGCCTGCTACACCTAATCCTATGCTAAACGCTACTTCTAGTTCCATGTTATGCTTTCGTTAGTTGGTCTATGACTTTATCTATAGCTGTTTTAGCTTTATTTAATTCTGACAGTAGTGTGTCATCTTTCGGTAATGCTTTTGGTTGTTTGACAGCTTTTCGTATACTATCCAGTGTACCATATAAGTACTCACCACAGCATTTCGTAGCGGCTACGTCCCTGTGTGCTAGTATCTTCACATCTTTACGTATAGAGCCTCGCTCTATGCCTTCTACTATCCAATCTCCTATAGCTTTAACCATAGCTCCGGTAGGTAGTTCTGTTTCAAAGTTCCCTATAGCGCAGATACTAAGAGACTTGCGGTCATGTTTGTAGCCTGCGGCTCCGCCTTGCCTGTCCCAACCACGCCCCTCATACACAGTTCCTGACTGCCCTACTCCAAAGTTGTACGCTATATCCGTCCAACCTCTAGTAGCCATGTGGTATAGCTGTATGTTTTTCCACTGCTTAGCTTCTTCTGTCCAGCCTGTTACTGAGTGATGTATGTGTACTTCTTTGACAGGGTAGACAGGTAGCTTGTATATCTTTTTAGCGTTATTAGCGTGCCAATGCTTGCGACTTATAATGTTCAAAATACTCATTCCTCAATTCTAGCATACGGTATCTCTAATACACGTATTTGCCTGCCTGCAAATCGTTTTCTTTTCTCTTCAGCACCGTACACGTCTATCAAATAGTCTTTCAATCCACGTGTATTCGTGACAGGTAGTGTAAACGTGCCTGCTTTACGTATCTCTACTAGTAGTGAGTCGGCAGATATACATATCATATCGTTGTCGTCTTTCCATACACAACCCAGCCCTGACTCCATAGCCCATAGTACTGCGTCTAGTATCGGGTTTTCTGATGCGGCTGTTGCCGCTTTCTCCCTAACCATTGACACGTCTATGTCAGGTATTTGTAAGGCAGGGTACGCCGACTCTACAAAGTCTCTTAGGTAACGCCAGCCCAAATCAATAAACCCCAAGTTGTAACGTTGCCTGTCATTCAATGACGTGTCAGAGTGTAGCTGTACTTTAGGGTCGTGATCGTTAGAGGCTATCCATGACAAATAAGAGTGTGCAAATCCTGCAGTATCTACTGACGATATAGTGTCAAGTGAACCTTTCTTTCGTTTAGTTAACCGCAGTAGTATTGACCTGTCAGTTAAACTAGTCTCTATGACGCTATCTTCCCCTGAGACGACCACAGGCACGTCACTAGCGTACGATATAAGTCTCTGCTTGTTCTCGTATGCTCCGCCTTTTTGGCTCCTCTGGCCCGTGTAGGCGTCTCTAAGCATCTGATCTAGTTGTTGCTTAGCATCTTGTCGTGCTCCAAACCTGTACTCATCAAACCAAATAGGGAATGCGTTACTAGCCCCAAAGAAACTAGCCACTGCGTGTGCTGTGGTGTTAGTCAAAGTAGCATTTATACTTGAACCACTAAAGACTTCTAGTACTTTCTCAACAAGTGTAGTCTTTCCCGTTCCTGAAGCACCAGACACTACTAGCGAAGGGAACTGCTTAAACAAAGGACGTATCGGCGCCAACGCTAGCCACGCTAAGAAGGGTGTCATCACATCACTAGAGTACATCTCCATCAAACCATGTAGTACTGCTGGTGTATTGACGGGGTTATTGACTACGCTTATCTTACCTTTAACATCTATGTCATTTAATGGTGGAACGTACGTCCATGAGTCTGTGCCTAAATGCCCGTCATGCCACACTATATCTCCGCTGTGGTATCCCACCCTGCTGGTCATACGTCCTTCAGGGACTAGAAAGCTGTCGTGCTGTAGCAGTTGCAGTAGCTTATCATGATCTTGTGCACTCCCTGTCCACGCTACTTGATTACTAATACACCAACGAACTAGGGAAGCACGTGAACTTAAAGCATCTGACGGTAGAACCACTACCTTATTTGTAGGCAGTAGCACCCCCTCAAAAGCTTCTTGACCTTCATCCCCTACTAAACGTTTGTTAAGTAGTAAACTCCAATTTGACACCGGCGTGTCATTTTCTCCTCGCACCTTAACATACTGATTAAGTCTTCTCACCAGACCTTCAGGTTTAGGCATCTGCACTAGCGCTCTATCAGGTAAAGACGCTACCTCTTTCGGAGACATACTAGCTATGTCGGCACCATCCGGCATAGGTATGTTGTATATCTTACAGTTATGTGCTGACAAATACCTGTGCCATTTGCTTAAAGCGTTTCTACCCGCTTCGTCTCCATCAAATGCCATGTAAATTGTACGACCAGCCAGTGCCTCTGCGCCGAGCTTCTCAGGTTGGTGTCCTGCCCCTGCTACACCTAGAGCATGGAAGGAGGTAAGGTGTGCTTGAGCGGCCCAACAATCAGTCTCGCCCTCACAGAGCATCACTGGCTGGTCTTCGTGTGAGTCCCCCAACTTCCATAAACCATACAGCACCATGTTAGCTCCTTTAGCGTTTAGTTTGGTACCGTCAGGTTTACGAATTTTGTAACCCACAAGATCTTTTTCGTCCATGTAAGGAACTAGTACGTCATTACCGTCTGAAGATAACTGCCATTCCTTAACCAAATACTCTGGGTTAAGGTGAGCTATCGCAGGGTGAGAGTCTATCATTCTCCAGAGCATAGCGTTTACCGCATTGACAGCGTTGCTACGTCCCCTAGCTAGGTAGTCGTGGGCTGACTCGTAGTCAAACTCTTTCTTAGCTTCTACTAAGGTAGGGTTCTCGTACCTGTCAACCTTCTGTTTGACGACCAGCTCATAGGCTTTATCTATAGCTTCCTTGTCTGTCAATGACTCAAAGCGTTGCACTAAATCTATGCTACTGCCTTGTGTCCCTTCAGCAAAGTCGCCCCACCGCCAACCTCTTTCTGAGTCGTACCACACGTCAAATGACGGGTTGTTGTCAACTCTGAAAGGGTTGTGGTATTTAATCCTTGAGCTAGTTTGTTCTACTGCATGGTGCCCGTACTGCTCCATCACGTATGGAACAGCTAACAGGTGTCTAAGATCTGATAACTCCATTAAAAATCAAAGTCATCTTCTTCTGTAGTTTCTTCAGTAACTACTACTGTGTTGCTAGAACCGGCAGATTCGTAGGTGTGATCTGCCCATAACTTTGCGCTATCGTTCTTATCTTGTTTGTATTTAGCTTTGACCTTGACTGCGTTGCCACTGTTCTTTGCAATTTCTGACAACTGTTCGTCAGAAAGTTCCTGATCTAGTACGTCAATCGTAAGACCGATAAGCTCTAAGTAATGAAAAGTCCTAGCATCAATCTTAGGATACTGTTGTGTTAGGTTCCAGTTGTCCCAGAACTTCTTACCTTGATCGTCACCTTCTGTGACAGTAAACATTACTCCCCATCTAGGAAGACCTGTCCTTGTAGTAGACGCTCTCACCAGTGAAGCGGAAACAGTGTAGGTTTCGCCCTCTACAGGCTCCCAATTATCACCGCTAAAGGAAGAGATGTCTTCATTCTTTGATTGATCGTATAGATCTCTGAGTGATAAGCTCATTCTTTTTCTCCTATTGTTGTTGTATCCTTTAAGCCAAGTGCTTCTGCTAATTCTAAGTCACATACTATAGGCATTACGGCTATGTTATCCACGCCTTTTACCTGCAGTATTAACTCTAATGTGCATATCTCACCCAACTCTGGGAAATTTACATTCTCGCCCCGATCTACGTATGCGCCTACCATAATAGCGGGCATCATAACCGGAGCGTTTTTTATATCTAAAGCCTCTTCTAATTCCTTAGCGTCAACTTCAAGAACTTCATTGTCACTTGGCGTTTGCATTGCTCTCCTTCTTATTTACTACTGACAACATCTTACGTATGTCAGGGTTTATAATCTCTGTACCATGCTCAAGTTGTAAACTGTGTAGCCTGCATTTAGCTACAGCTGTAGGTGTTGGTGTTATTTGTAGAACTCGTACTTCTTGTTGCTTCTGGTCCTGCGCTGTACGAAGATACCCCACCACATCGTAAAAGCCTGTAACAACTTTACGAGAGCCTCCTTCAAGTAGAGGCTTATGAGGGATAAGCTCGTCATCAGTACCGCATACTAGCACAACGTTTACACGTTTAGGTGAACTAGTCCTAGTTAAATCCCGTAGCTCTCTAAATAGAAGACCCATGTTGTTCTTCAAACGCCCCCATGCTTGGTGCTGGAACACAGCGTTAGGGTCATACACGCCTTCGGGATTAGCCACTACTCTCTTTAGCTGGTCCTGTAGCTCATGCACGCTGTCTATTATCACGCTTTCAAACGGGTGGTCGCCTGACCGTAGTATGTTCATCACATCTTCTATTACGCCCCACTCGTTAACGTCCACAATAACTGACGTCTCCTTGTCAAGATCTTGTGGCACAGGGCTAGTCGGGTCCCACATAATGTGCTTACCCTCTGTGTCGTGATAGCCACCCTCTGTGTCCAGCACTAATCTAGGTGCAGGTGCGCTAGCTGAAAGCCAAGACTTACCTGCTCCCCACCAGCCGTGTATGAAGATGCTTATTCTTCTATAATCTTTATTAGCCACCAAAGGCTCCTTCCTTCTGATACTCATTTACCAAGACGCTCTCGTAATCTTCGCCTTCGTCTACCATACCGCATACGTCTACGAAATCACAACCCCATGAACAAGTATTATCTGGAACAGGGTAGAGTTGTGGGCTACGTACAGATGTAGAAGCCTCGTGAGCTTTGAAATGCTCTTGACACATGGTTGTCAGGTACTTCCTCCACCAGTCTAATGCTTCACTAGTGACACGTATACGGTTACGCTGTGTGTATGGGGGCTTGGCTCTGCCTGTACGTTTGTTGCGTTTAACTATGTTGTGCTCCATGTAGTCAACGGGGTAGTCGTTATCGTGTAGCACTACTGCGTACACCATCAACTGAAAGTCGTTATCAGAAGTGTTAAAGAAAGAGGCAGATGTCTTGTGGTCCTGCCCTATTAAAGGTCTACCTACTATAGCAGTGTCGTGGTATAAGTGGTCTACTTGACAAGACACACGGTAGAACGTATCCTCCGACACCTGTATTGGTGCTGTGAACATACGCTCTTCTACAAACACAGTCTCTTGACCGGCGTCCATGCCTGTCTCTTCCATCTCTGACACGTAGGTGTCAAACATAACTTGTGATGTCTGCACATCATCAGGGTTAAACTTAATGTTTTCGTCAGGCTCTACATCACCATAGTAGTCAGCCATTAAACCGTGAAAGTGTGTGCCCACACCACGTACGTCTGACTCTTGCGTTGGCTTAGACCAGCCCTCTGTGTACTGCAAGTATGATGCACGGCGACACCGTGTCCACCTCTTCAGTTCTGACTGTCTAACTATTATTTCCTGCATGTACAGTTCTCCTTTTCTTGTAGTAATTGTTCCATGCTTCTCTGCATTCTTCACATGTGTCCATGCCACGTCTACGCTCTTGCTTGTATCCTTGCCATGTTCCATGCGCTATAGGTTTTATATTCATACGTCTCCTATCATTGCGCTCTTGTACCAGTCCCTGTCTCGCACCAGTCTTTGTAGTTGTTCTTCTTTATAATCACAAGCTCGGTGCACAGTTTCATCTACAGTGTCTGCAGATATTAGCGTTATAATCTGGACGTTACGTTCTTGACCTATCCTATGTATACGGTCATGCGCCTGTTTGTTGGCTGTGTTACTCCAACTTTCTTGCGCCACGACTAATCTATTAGAAGCTGTCAATGTAATTCCTTCCGCACCTGCTCCTGTGGTAGCTAAGAGTATATCAAGTTTGCCAGACTGAAATGCGTCTATGTTACTTTTTCTTTGTTCAGGCTTAACTTTTCCTGTAAGCAACCCAGTGCTGTATGATTCTGACAGCTCTCTGTCAAAGAACTCAATAAGTCTACGGCTCTCTGCGTACACTACGAGAGGTACACCGCCTTCCTCTAGTATCTCCTGTATCGCTATCAACTTGTTGCTAGGTGTACGCATAGAGATCTCGTCATCATGTGTGCCAAACTCTACAAACGCCGATGCAAAGTACCTTAACCTGCCCAGTGCAGACAAAGGGTCAGACGCCATAAGCAAACCATTCTCCACCTCAGCCATCATGTAGTCCACCATCTGCTTGTAGGACTTAGCCTGCTTAGATGTCATAGGTATACGGCGCTCGTCAAACGTCTTCTCAGGTAGATGTGGTAGTACTTCAGCCTTCGTACGTCTAATCATTCTAGGCTTTAAGAAGACATCTAGCTCAGGTATGCGTTGTTTAATCAAGCCTAAGTTCTCTAAACCACCATGCCAACCAGCCGAGACGTGACAGTAACGCTGTCTAAATCGTGATCTTGACAGCCATTCGTCAGGACAAACGAAGTGCATGATAGACCACAAGTCGTCAGGGTTGTTCATAATCGGCGTACCTGTCAAGCCAAACCTGTACGTAGCGCCTTTGCTAACACCCCACAATGCACGAGTCTGCTTAGACTTAGGCTCTTTAGCCTTGTGTACTTCGTCCGCTATGATAGCTACAAAGTCTATCTCGTTTAACTCTTTAGGCTCTGCTTCTTTAGGGCTAGTGACTGTGTTGCCGAAAGAACCCAGCTTAGAATGCAACCGGAGAGACTCGTAGTTAATGATAAGAACAAACTTATCTAATTCTTGACAGCTAGCTATCAACTTTTTACGTTGAGGTGCAGTGCCCTCAATGACTACCGGAGTGGCAGTGGTCCATGTCTCTACCTCTTCAGCCCACTTGTGCTTCATAGAGTTAGTGCACACAATCAAAGCGGGAAAGGCTTTAGCTAGTTCCAACGTAACTAACGATTGCACTGTCTTACCTGTGCCCATCTCGTCAGCTAATAGAACCTGTTTGCCTTTACCTAAGAACCTAACGCCTGCATTCTGGAAAGGGTACAGTCGTGGCTCTTTCGCAATGGCAGACTGGTCTTGCCGTGCTACTTCCTGTAGGTGTGCCAGATACTCTAGCCTTTTCTCTGCTCTCAATGCACTCTCAGCCACGCTTAAGTGTAAGCCGTACATCTTACGTATGGCTGTGAACGTAGCTAAGTTGAGTGGGCATTCCCACACGTCACGGTCCTTACGGTATCGTGACCCTGCAATCAGCTTAATGTTTTTAGTGTCACGAGGTGACGCATCTATGTACAGTTTATCGTCTGCCGACAGTAGCCGTATCACTTTAACAGCACCTTAGCTAGTCGTGGCAATATGTTAGTCGTAAAGATCTCAGGGTATGAGTCACGTACCTGCAGTACCATGTGTCGGCTAGCATCGTTAGCGTGTCCGTCCTTACTTGGTGTAAACCAGTCAAGGATCTTTAGCTTCTCGTCTGTAGAAAATGACTTAGCACTGGCGGCAGTCCGTAAATGAAACTCCACGTTATGCTTCTCACAGAACAGATCAAGCCAACCAATTAAACGCAAGGCGTTGTGATCCTGTGCTGTCTTAATAGTACGTTGTGAAATAATAAAGTTCTCACACGCTATCGTTACCTTGTTGTCATTGTTCAGTACTAGATCTTCTACCACGTCACGTACCTTGTACCTTGTTGGTATCTCAGTCGTTATCACACGGTCAGGATAATTAGTTACCCAGAGAGACGCTCCCGTAACCTTACCCACATCTAGTGCTAGTATTATTTCTGCCTCTTTGGGCAGTGCATTATCAAACATATTTGTCACCCCAATTGTTGAACGGACCCTCTGCCTCAGCAACGATAGGTACCTTGAACCAATCATCGTTCGTCATTATGTCCACTATTTCTTTTACTGTTTCTTCTGAATCTTGACACGGAATGTCAAATAATAATTCATCATGCACGGGTAGCAGAATATGATCTGCTAGTCCCGCCTTATCTAAACGACACACTGCCTCCTTGAGCACGTCAGCTCCGGAACCCTGTATCAAATAGTTCGTTAGCGCATACATCTGGTCTTGAAAGCTCTCAACCTTACGACCACCTCTAGTTACCACGTATGCGTGACCCTCCCCTGCCATTCTACCTGCTCCGACCCTTTGTAAGTCGTTGATAAACTCGTAGATTTGAGGGAACTTCTGCTTGTAGGTGTTCAGAAACAACTTAACCTCGTGCTCTGTTAGCCCTGTGCCCTGTGCTAGCTTAGCGGGTCCGGCACCGTAGACCATAGCAAAGTTAAATGTCTTAGCTTGGTCCCGCTTTATGCCTAGCATCTTAGACACCATCGTATGCGGGTCCGCCTGTCCGTTTGTGAACTCATCTAGCCACGCCTCGTCCTTAGAATAAGACGCCAGTATCCTGTACTCCTGTCCGCTGTAATCCACAGCGTACAGCTTAGAGCCGTCATCAGGTATGACAGCGCTACGTATGTGTGGCGTATGCGGTAGTGTTTGTAACGGTGGGTTTGTTATAGAGCTACGGCCAGTACGTGCTCCCATCGTTTTTATAGATGGGTGCACTCTACCGTCACCGTCCACACTTGACAAGAACGTGTCAAGATAGGTAGACTTCCACTTGCTAAGTCTGCGAAACTCTATCAACTGCCTAGCATGGGTGGCTATGTGAGATGGCATATTAGCTATCGCATCAAGCACGCTCTTGTCTAGCTGTGCTTTTCCTGTCTCTGTGAATAACTGCGGGTGCCAACCCGACTCCTTAAACGCCTTCTCAACCTCAGCGTTACTGTGTGGGTTGCTTATCCCTGCATCTTTAAGACATAAGTATAGGTTACGTAGCTTAGTTTCCCACTCCGTAGATAGTGAACGGCAGTAGTCTAAGTCAATACGTAACCCTCTCTGCTCCACCCTGTACATGATCTCTAAATACGCCATCTCTCTGTCGTATGCGTCCTTGTCCACCCAATCATGTGACACGTACTTGTCATAAACCATACGAGTAAGGATCGTATCGCACACTCCGTAACCCCAATAGTATGGATTATCTACGGGTACATTAGTCCAGTCCCATTTGTTCTTAGCCATGACACCCTTCAATGCGTCCTGCCCTGTGCCAGCCCATCGTCCGAAGTCATGCTTAGCTATGCTCTTCAAGGCATGACTACGTAGTGGCTGTGATAGGTGGTGTAAGATCATAGTGTCCTGTATGCGTGACCACAGTGGCACGGTAAAGCCGTCCGACTCTAAGGCGTGCATATCAAACGTGGCGTTGTGCATTACTACGGGCACAAGGCTGTCACGTATTCTTGACAGTGCGTGGTCAATTAACTTACGGCACCAGTCAACCGGCAACGCCCAACCAGATCGGTCACTGCCAAACTGTACGAGTCTCGTAAAGTTAGGCTCCCACCAATCCAAGCCACACGTCTCAGTATCTATAGCTATCGGTTCACGGGTAGCTAGCTGTCGGGTCAGCCAGTTGTTGAACTCTACAGTGTCCGCAACAAAGTCGTCAGACTGTCCAACTAAATTCAATTCTAAATCAGGTAACAAGGGGAACGGTTCTTTCTTTAGTAAGTCATAACGCTTCGGTCTTCACGAGCTACGGGTGTAACTCTACGTATGATAGCAATTATACCACATAGAAATGCGACAGCCTGTCCACCATACTGCACCACAATCGGGTACTGCATGATGACATCTTGTGTCAAGATATATTGCAGTACTGCTACGACTGTAGCTATCCACGTGACTGATGCTTTCGCAACTACACGGGACTTATCAATCATCTTCATTGCTTGTTCCATTTGACTCCTCAATGTCAATTATTATTTCGTCATCACTTGCAAGTGCACGGGACTCAAGCTCTCTCTGTAGCTCCATAACCTTATCTAATTGGTTCCCGCCCACCGTTAGCTCGTGAGTGTGTTGGTGTTTTATTGTAACATCATTCTTCTGTTCCATGTGCTTGTACTGTAAGAATGTCCGCAACATGTTGTGCCTGTCCTTGATAGCAATAGAGTCATCACTAATCCACTCGTTTAACAAACGGAACTTAGGGTCTAATGCCTCTTGCTCAGCGGATACTACATCATCAAGGAACTCAGGATCACGCCGTAACTGACGCCATAACGTAGCACGATGGACGCCAGCCAGCTCAGCCGACTCTCCACGTGTGTGCCCCTGCCGTAACAAAGACAGCACTAGCTCACGCTTATGAGAGCCGTCTCCCAGAGACACGACACCTCTACCGTTGCCACTCAACAGCCTGCTCCTTTGTAGGTAGAGTTGACACATCACTGTCAATCCACAATCTGCGGTTAGCTCTGATCTGATACTTGTACATGTCTCCGAAGTACACAAGATCTAATGCACACTCGTCAATAACAGAACAACGTTGACACACTCCCAATGCTTTCTCGCATTTCTTAGGAGACATACGTTTATGCTCTGACGGTAAGAACATATCAGTTGATAGGCTCCTACATTCTGCTTTCTCTAGCCAGTCAGTCTTCATTGTTAATGACTCCAGTGTGAAAGATAAGAGAGCATAACCGGACAACGTGGTTCTCAATGTAGTCCATGTGTTCTTGTGACAATGGCTTGTCATCTTCTGTCTCCCAGTCCGGATAACTTTCCAGACTAAAGAACAATGACAAGATGCCAGCCATAAAGTACCAAGCATTCTCGGCACTAGCTTTAGGGAATAAGTCCTTCCACTGCGCCTGTACTTGATCTAAGTAGGCAAGCATAGCGGGGTCTTCCGTATCAAACATAACAAGGAACTCATTAAACGGACTGTCCTCTGACCATGCAAAGAACGGTGACGGTAAATTCGTTCCATCAAATATAAGTGGTAACTTCATACCATCTATATTACCATACGCTTCAGTCATCTATTTCCTGCTTCCAATTTGGGTACTTTTCTTCTAACTCTCTCATACGATCTTTGCAACAAGTCCATTCACTCCATAGGTACAGTGCCCAATCGTCTAAGTTCTCTAGCAATTCTTGATTAGGCTCTGTCTCCTCACTCTCTAAGTTTTCCATTAGGCTTAGAAACTTCTCTATGCCTTGCAACATCTGCACATCGTGTGCAAAGGATTCGTATGTCCGCCTGTCACATGCTTCCTGTTCAGTCATCGTTGTTTGACACCTCGCTGTCATCTTCTCGGTAATCAGTTATGTTCCAGTTGTTTTGATTGAGTAAGTCTTTTACTTCTTGTAAGGTTTCAAAGTAATACGTGTGCTCACTGTCACCAGCTGTAATCTCAAGCACTGCGTAGTCTTTTCGGATACGTACCTCAACGCCTCTTGCGTCCTCGTCCGCAAATCTTACGTGTGTGGATATTCTTGTAGTAGTCATTCTTCCTCCTGCTCTTCTTCGTTAGTTGACTCTTCCGTGTCAACTCCTAGTAACTTCAGCTGTGCCTCAGTCATCTGTTTGAATAAGTTAAATAGTGTTTCACCCTCTGGTGTCATTCTTCCTCCTGCTCTAATGGGTCGGCGTCTATTGCATGTGCCAGCCCTTCGCTGTGTTGTAATAGAAAGCCCTTGTCGTCTACGTACTGTATCAGCTCGCTAATAGCTAAGCCAACCTGTCTATCGTCAATAGCTTCCTCTGTCATTATAATTTGCAATACAGTTACTTTACTGCTCAAGGTCATACTCCTCTACTATGATGTTCTTAGCCATTAAACTGACGCCGAACCTGTGGTTATCCCCTATTGCATTGATAGCATCTCGGACAATGACTTCTAGCGGTGGGCAATAGTCTTCATCGTAGTGCTTGTACTCATCGTCAAGGTAATCCTCATCAAGTGACAGTGTGATGTCAAGTTTTACATTATTTATTTTTCCGGTTGTCATTATGGACACCATCCTTCTAGTATTTGATCGCACTCTGGTTCGCCCAAGTGAGTCTGAACCTTTATAGCGTCATCGGCTAACTTATCGTACGCAGACTGGACCATGCCATTCCAAGTGTCATCTTGGTAGTCAAACTCAAGAATATCGTCATCGTCTACTTCCCAATCAATGAGGACACTAGTGCACCAGCCATCCCCGTAAAGCCTTACTGTAAATTGTTGCATTATTATTTTACCTCTCCTGTTATATGTTTAACATGCTCTGGTCGGATACAGCGTAGCTCGCCTTTCATCGTGGGTGTGTCAAACTTAGATGACTGCCAGTACGTGTGTATCTCATAAGCTCCTGTGTCTACGTGCTGTACGATGTACTGCACCTTGTGTATTCCACGCTCTCCTTTAACCTTGATGATGCGTCCGGCTTCAAGTGGGTAACGTTTGCCATCTAATGACAGCGACCCCACCCTATGCCAGAGCTTCTGATAATTTGACAGCGGTCTGTCAATCTTTCTCTTTGATCTACGGGTTAGCTTCAATGTTCTCTCCTATCACTAAGCGGAACGGGTAGTTGGTTGTCAACAGATTAAACACTGCGAGATTACGAAAGCAGAACTGTTGACACTCTGCCAGTGAACCAGTAAAGATAGCATGCTCTCCATCTATCCATGTTGGGTGTACTTCGTAACTCATACTGTATAGTATAGCATATACTTTTTCACGTGCCGTCTGTGTCACCCCTGTGACGGGGTTTGTGACGGGCATGTATCCCTCTATATCCCAATAAACTAAAGGAATAATAAAAGATTCTTTACTACTGAGACAACTGTGACAGATACCCCTACCCCTTATAGCAAAGGAGGGGGAGATAAATTTTAAGTAGGTAGGGGCACCTGTCACAGTCGTCTCAGTTGACATCACGCTGTCAACTCCTGAACAACATGTACATCTGGCGTTTGTTCTGTTAGCTCTGGCTCAAAGGGTAGGCAGTACTTTTCGGGGTCGTGTTCTACCATGTAGACTGCCCGCTCTGCGTTCTCTGCCTCAACCTCTGCCACCTCGTCTGAACAGAAATTGCGTGTGTAATAAACTTCAAACTTTGGCATGTTCTAGCTCTTCTCAATTCTTGACATGTGCTCGTCAATTACTTGCACTATAACTTGCTCGCCTAAGATGAATACGTACATGTTAACGAGTCTTTCCGGCTCTTCCATGTAGGTAAATGTTTCACCATAGTTGTCTAGCTCATAGTCTTTTACAGTTTGTATTACATCAAATACATTCTCTGCAGATTCTAGCCATTCAATAGCTTTGTATCTTCCGATAATGTAGTAATCGGTGTTAAACAGTTCGTGATGTGCCTCACTGTAGTCACCGTCTTCGGGATTAAAGAATGATAGAGAACCGTCTTGCGGGTCTGCGTAATCAAGTATGCGTTCTTCTGCATACGCTCTAACCTCTTCTGTCTTGTTGTACTCAAAGGTACTAGTCATGCTATCTCCTGTTCATGGTATGTAAATTTGTTTTCATTAATTAGTGACACAAGCGTGTCAACTTCTTGTGGGAACTCAACGTGATCATCATCTAATGCCATGAGATAATCATTGGTTGCCAGTAAATCTTCGTCCTTGTCAGTAGCTACACCGGCATAGTCTAGTAAGCCAACCATAACTCCGAGTGTGAGTTCAGACCAGACCCGAACATGTGGCACTAAGAAATCCACTTGGTCCTCGTACTTCTTAGGACCGAATACTCGTATCTGGTATTCGTTGCTCTCTGGTGTCTTCGGTGGGAAGACAGTAAAGACTTTAGGCTGTGTTCTTGGGGTAGAACGAGGGGCAACGGGGCGACCCTTGTTAATTGGTAAATCTGACATGAGCATGTCAAGTTCTTTCTTATATAGTTCCCGTGTTTTATCTGTGATGCAAACATTAGAGAACCCGATTGTTACATCTGGTACTAACTTGAGGACTTCCTCGCCTTGCTTATTAATAGTCATTCGGTAGTTCTGCGGGTCGTCATAGGTTAGCGATAACTCTTCTGCTATATGCACGAACTTCTTATTGTGGTAGCGGTTCTGTCTTGTCGTCTCCTTGATGCCTCGCACGGCACATAGAGCGTGTACTGCCTCATGTAGCACCGTCTGCAGTACTTGAAGAGGACCACGAGAGAGGCAGTCACCGCTAATATTGATCTCATGAACGGCGTCCTCTGGTGAACAGATAGTGCCGTTATCAAATGCACCTCGTAAGAAATGACCAAGAACAATAGAATTGCCCTTGCGTCCGTTCTGCTTGATGGTGAATGAAACGTTAGCGGGAAGATCGGGTGTCAACTCTCTTGCACGTTGGTACACACGCTCTAAACACTGCACCGCCTCACTTCCATACGTTGCATTAACTGTTCTTATGTATTTGTACTGTGTTGAATTATCCGGTGTTATTGTTAGTAACATGGCAGGCTCTCCTTTGCTTGGGGAATCGGTACTACGTACACTAGCACAGATGTATACCGTTTTAGTTTATTTAACGATAAACAGCGAAATTAACGGTGCCTACAACGATTATCGCTGTTGCATCACCGCTACCGCAACGCCGATTCAAATATGACACGCCCGTGTCAAACATGACATTCGGGTGTCATTTATTTGAGGAACGCCGACGCCACCGAAAGTTCGCCACCGCAGCGCTTGGACCTTTACTTTTTTAGTAAATATAAAAACCCCCACCCTCCGGAGAGGGCAGGGGCTTTGTTTGTTATGTGTCGTAACGATCACAGCTATTGCATTTGTGTTGCATATCGTATATAGGCCAGCCATCATCATCGTGTGATGGACCGTCTTCCATATCGTTAGTCCATTCTAATTCACAGATTTGGCATCGCTTGAATTTGCTAGTCATAGTTACCTCCTTTCGTTAGCTGGGGGGCATTGCACCCCCCTGCTGGCTACCTTAACGGTTCCAGTGCTAGTAACACCTGCATTGATGGTATCTGTCTAGACGGGTGCCTAGGGTCATTTTCCATCTCATCTATCTCCGCAATAAATGCGTCATAGAATCTGCGGTAGTCAAACCTGTCGTTGTCCGCATAGCACATGTCGGCTATGGATTCAACAACGGGCACTATGTTGGCTAGCTGTTTCGCTAGAGCCTTGGAGCCGTAAGGCTTCGTTGGCTTGGCTAGTGCTTCGGCTAGTGCTTGATAGTGTTTCCTGCTCATTCCCATAGTCCCTCCTTCCTTAGGGCTAGTGGTTCTTCCCCCATTCTGTTGCCAACTCTAGGGGATTGAGTCCGAGTCTTGCGGAGCCTTTACACTTGCGCTACTCCCTCACTCTTGCATTGATTAGCCCTGTTGTAGTATGTCGGCTAGCATTCGTAATATTTCTACTGCGACTGCTTTAGCGTCTACCACTTCATGACGGTCATCAAGTTGGATTGCTACTTCGTCCTTGATGAGATCCGTAAGACCATCAATGTCGTCAACGTCAATATCAAAGTATGCTTCGGCAGTATTAACAGTTACATCCGTAACTTCTACTTCTACTTCTACTTCAACACAATCGTCAAGATTGATGTAAGGCATATATTTTTCCTCCTCTCTTTGCTATATACCGATTGTAGCACATATATATACCGTTTACCTGTGGATAACCTGTGGATTTCGTGTTTTTTAGAATTTCTTTTGTCTGCAATTCAAGGGCTTATTTAATGACACACATTAAATCAACTTGCTGTTTGTCTACCAAATGGTAGAGAGATAGTGCCCCAACATGTCCGCCGCCGCAGCGCTGAGACTTCTCTAATACATAGACCTTGTATTTTGCTGTATTTGTGTTACATTTGTGTTACAATCCCACCGTTAAAATCGCTGTTCTTGATGCGATTATCGTCTTTTTTGTGGTAGGTGGTTGACTCTCTATATATATGGGCTACATTGAGAACTCAACCTATTAACTGCGAAGGAGGCAGATAATGCTAGATATATACAACCATCAAGTGGCTGAGGGGGTGTATTCAGAGTATGAGCGTGTGCCGTCATTTATGACAGAGGAGCACAGTGGAGGCGCCCTAATAGAGATGGGTGACTTGTGCATAGCCCACTACTGTGATTGGGAACCCTACTCTCTGTGCTACTACACGGGCAGTATGAGAGACACCCATTACAACCCATCACATAGGTGGTATTACTTCAAGACAATTCAAGGCGGTTACACCTCATGGAACCCGCACAGAATACTATCAATGAAAAGAGTGATGGCTAGACCCGACTATCACGTGCACGAGGCTATCTCAGAGCGTGCCTCATGGGTCCTGCCTAAGTCTGGCAGGTTCAGCTTAGCCAATGCTGAAGCGTGGGTACACGAGTACCTTACAAGCTAACTACAAGCGTCTCCCGTCTACTACATGGTAGGCGGGGGCGCTTCTTTTTTCGCCGCCGCAGCGCTCAGATCCCCCTATTCTTGGGCTAAAAGAAAAAGTCCTTTCTCCCCTTTTTCTGTTGCCAAGGTGGGGAACCTCCGAGTCTTAGTCAGTATCCTCTAGGTTGTCAGTCTAGAGGGGCTGGCCCGTAGCCAACAAACTTACTTTCGTAAGCTTGATGACCAGCCACTTCGTTGTCACAGTAGTGACCCCAGAAGCAACTGTAGGTAACGCCGTCTTCGCTGGCTATGTGCCAAGCTACAAACGGATCGTTAGTGCTAAAGTGTGCTAGCACCTTGCCGATGAACTTTTGTTCACCTGCCCTACCGTAACCAATTTCACAACGAATTACCGTTGCGCCATTTGATAGTGTAATCATGCGCTGTCTCTCCTTCCTACCACTGGCTTGAGCTATGTGGTGTCCTCTTTGCATGCCCCTATTATATACCCTTTAGCCCAACTGATCGCCGTCAATTTCGCTGTTCTCACCGTCAATTTCGTTGTACCCCTACATATAAGGCTATATATGGGTAGATCTGAGATATCTTTAATCTGGTCAAGGTGACTAGTGGCAAGCCCAAAATACCACGCCACCGCAGCGCTCAGATCTCTCAGTGTTTAGGACAAGAAAACCCCACCCTTTCGGGTGAGGCTTCCTGTCTTAGTGCACGTGTCTGGCACCGTCTGGGATTATTCCCAGTGCTAGCCCTAGTGCGGCTACGGATGCTAGCGTCATAAACACTAGCCACACTGTGTCATTGTTCATTATGTCTATTAGCTTCTTCATATACTCACTTCCTTTCTCCCCCTGTTCTGTTGCCAAGTCGGGGGCGACTCCGAGTCTTACTCATTTGCCAGCTCTGGACCTACCTCTTGAAGGTCATGCCCAGCACTTGTTGCCCGTAGGCTACAAGATACTGTTGCGTGACATCCACTAGATCCTCATCACTGAGGGACGAACCGTTTCGTTCCTCAAATGCTTCAGAGCCAAGCATACGGAACACAGTGTTCGGATGTGCTTCTTGCTTAAGAGCCATCTTTAGCACTGCATTTAGTTGCTGTCTTGTCATCTGATTACCTCCTTCCAATATCTAACGTAGATCATGAATGTATACCTGTCAAATTGGAGAGAGATTTTTTTAGGTCTCTGACCTGCACAAATAGAATTTTTTGAAATTAATTTTTGAAATTGTTTTTTATATATAGAGGCGATTGTTTATTTAATGACCATTGAGTTAATTAATGACATACATTAATACGGGGGGCACCCCCCTTGGTGGGGGTGGCTATATTATTACCCGTCTTTTTCTGGAAAATGCAAACACCTAAAGGTGCCGATATACCGTTTGAATGTGTTACACTTAATTGATAGCTATTTTGAAAGGAAACAATGGCACTTAAAGGTGATGATGTAACGGTTGCAGCTTCTGCTACTTTGCTATTTACTGCTACGTCCGCTGCATCTGCTACGAACCCCCAAAAGATTATTATTCAGAACAACACGAGCACTGTATGTACGGTTGGCGCTTCTGATGTAGCTGCAGCTTCTAATGGTATTGTGCTTCCGGCTAGTGGAAATAACAAGGTAGAACTAAACTTAACTCAGCCTGCTGAGGAAGTCTACGCTATTTCTTCTTCCGGTAACATATCTATACAGTATTTAGTTGACAACGTGTGAAGTTACTATCTCCTGAGCTGCTTGCTCACGCTAGCCCGCAGGAGTTAGAGCTTTACCAACATCAACTACAGTATGAGTTAGCTAAGCGTAGCCCGCTTGATCTTATGTGCTGGTTGTCTCCTGAGACAGTTAGAGCACCACATTTGGAGTATTTGAATGAGATCATTGTTGCGTTTACCGAGTACCGACTCTACAAGTCTGGAGTTGGACCAGCACCTCTATGGGTATATACGACAGATGGAGAAGACCGTCATATTGTTGACAGCCATGATGATGTGCCTTTTGATAAGGCGCTTGACTTTTGGGGTGAGAACCCTGATACGGAAGAAAGGGCGCTTCTACGGTTAGCTATCGCTATGCCGCCTAGACACGGTAAGTCGTATCTGGTGTCTGAGCATCTGCCGTTGTGGTACTGGATGCAGCACCCCAACAACCACATAGCCTTCGTTACCTACTCTGACGACTTTGCTACAAAGACGTGGGGCAAGAAGATGCGTGACAAGTTGTTGGAGAACGAGGAGAAGCTAGGCTTGACGCTGGCAAAGGGCGAACGTCACGGCGCTGACCACTTGTACTTTAACGAAACCAAAGGTGAGATGTTCTTGGTCGGTACAGGAGGAGCGTTAACTGGTAAAGGTTTTCAATTAGGGATTATTGACGACCCTATTAAAGATGCCGTAGATGCTTTGTCACAAGCTAACAGGAATGCAGCGGGTAACTTCTACTCGTCTGTGTTTATTAAACGAAAGACTCGTCTGCCTGAACGTGGTCTGCCATTAGAGATTATGATGTTTACAAGATGGCATGAGGACGATCTGGCAGGTAGGTTTGTGTATGACGAAGATGGCACAGCCAGAGACGACTGGTATGCTGTACGGCTACCGGCTATAGCTGAGGCTGATGACCCTATTGGACGTGAAGAAGGGCAAGCATTGTGGCCTATGGTTCGCACCAAGGCGCAGCTATTAGCTGAGCAAAAAGAAGACCCGATGTGGTTTGCTGCTCAGTTCCAAGGAACGCCTACGTTCGGAGAAAGCGGTATGTTCCCTAAGTTTCATTTTTACAAAAAAAGTAAAAGCGAAGACGTAGAACTATACACATGTGACGCAATAAGTGACTACGAAGTGTCAAAAATTATACGAGCAGACGAATGTATTAGGTACGCTACGTTAGATATGGCAGCTACAAACAACAGTTGGTCCGACTACAGCGTATACAGTGTGTGGGATTTTCACAGAGCACAGCAAGTTTTGATACTGGTAGACTTCGTACGAGAACGTGTAACAGTAGATAAACACGAAGAGTGGTTACGTGCCTGCTATAGCAGGTGGCCTAGCACAGCGTTTGTCGGTATAGAAGACAAGACGTTCGGTAAAGGTTTACTACAGCAGATGGTGCGTAAAGGTGGTATGACTGTACGCCCCCTTAAAGCTGACAAGGATAAAGTAGCTCGTGCTATGCCGTACGGTCAAGCTGCAGCTAATGGTCAGATATTTTTCCCACAAGCCCACCCTAGGATGCACGAATGGACTAGCGAGCACGCCCCGTTTCCTAACGGAACCCATGACGACATGGTAGATACAGGAGGGTATGCGTGGGCTATAGCTAGTACAATGCCACATCTAACTGTAAAACAAAACACGGCTCCTGCTACTACTGAAGAAAAATTAGAGCGTTATATTGAAAAAAGAGAGAAAAGTAGAAAACGGCGCAGTACACTGTATGGTACACTAGGGCGATAAGCGAAAGGACAGATTCCTATGCCATACACTATTCACCATGATTTTGACCAGAACACTGCGTACGGGGCACGATGCACATGTTGTGGGAACATAAAGATGCCCAACCACGAAGGAGTGTTCCGTCCGAATACGATGGACGACTTTGACGGCTTCCACGACATTTGCCAAGCCTGTGTAGAGGAAGCTGCTAACAATCTAGGGTTTGCTGCTCCGTCTGTTAACAAAAGACTTAACACTACGATAAAGAATTTACGAGAAGATTTAGCAGAAGCACGAGAGTTATTTACAGAATCACAAGAAACTATACGTAATTTATGTAGAGAGAACAACAACCTACAGGAAGAGCTGGCTGATTTAACGTCTTCGTTTGAGCCTGTAGAATGATTATTGTTCTTTGCGTTTTAGCATTTTTACCGTTCTGTTCTGCTGCAGCTATGGCGTATGTTAATGTATACTTGTATAAAGAAAACGTTAAACTTAACGAAGCGTTGATGCGGGTGCAGAACCCTATAGCTGTTAACGCCATAAAAGCGTCTGAGTCAGTAGAGTTACCTGACAAGCCGCAGCCTCCCCAACCAATATATAGATAGTATGGTACAATTTTAGTATGGCTGATTACGACAATAAGACCGGCTACGTACGTGAGATGTACAGTGACGGCGTTAAACAAATACGGGAAGAACTCCGATCATACTGGTTAAACCACGCATTTTTGCTAGGGTATCAGTGGGTGTTCTGGAACACAGACAGCCGAAGACTAGATATTATTAATCAAGACTTTGATCGTATACAGCCTACAATGAACCGTATGCGAGCTAACACTCGTACAATTATTTCTACGCTGACGCAACGTCAACTTACGTTTGAAAACCCGCCTACATCTTATGACGATGCCACAATCCAAAGCGCTCGTCTAGGTGAGGCAATTATTAAAGACATACATGATGAGCACAGTTGGGAAGTTAAACGAGAGCAGCACATGATGGCTACTATAAAAGGCGGAACAGCGGCTATAAGTGTTGATTGGGACGCAGAGAACAAGACCACCATAGAGCAGGTTCTGCCTATTGGTGATTTTTTAGTTGAGCCTGCAGCGCTAGACCCTGAGACAGCTAGGTGGTGGATACGTAAACAAGCGCTACCGCCTAAGCAAGTGCAAGCTATGTTTGATTTACCAGAAGAGCCACCGGCAGACGGAACTGCGGCTATAGACCCCTACATGCAACGGCTAGTAGCCGACCACGTAGGGAGCGGGACAACAAACGTGCCACGCACATTTGTTCTTACATATTACGAACGACCCAACCCTCTACGCCCAGAAGGTCATTTCTGTGTAGAGATAGACAACAAAGTTATTCAGCATGGAGATTGGCCTTTTCCTTGGAAAGACAGACTTAACATAGTCTGTGCTACCGAAACAGCTGTAGAGAATCGTTGGCACGGAGCTACAATTCTAGACGATGTTCGTCCGGTACAGGTAGCGTTGAATGCTACGTGGGCTAATTTACTAGAGCATCTACGAGATGCTGGTACTGCCAGAATGCTGATACCACAATCAGCGTCAGACTTAGTGAACCACTTATCTGACAGTGCAGGAGAGATGATAGTGTACCCAGACGGAACACCACCGCCTATGTACATGACACCGGCACAGTTAACTAACTGGCTTAGAGAAATGCCAGATAAGCTATCTGAAATGATAGATGACTTGATGGGTGTTCACGATGTGTCTCGTGGTATGGCTCCGCCAAATATTGAATCTGGTTTAGGGTTATCTATTCTAGCTGAAAAAGATAGCTCACCTATAGGGCGTATGATTAAAGAAACAGCACGTTGCTGGACACGTGTAGCACAGATGGTGTTGCAACTACATGAATCTGAAACCAAGAAACCAAGAGAAACAACGTTATTAGATGGAAGCACCCCACTTAGATTTGTGTGGAAAGGTTCTGACATAGGCGGTCAGTTTGGAATACATGTGCCGCTAGAAGCTGTGATACCTAGAAGTAGGGCAGCTATGCAGGCTTTTGCAGACAAAGCTATGCAAATGGGTTTAATATCCAATGTGGTGCAATACGCTAGAGTCGCTGACTTACCCGATCAAAAAGATATAATAGCTGCTGCTGCTCCCGATGCTGCGAAGGCTCGCAGGGAGAATGGTGCTTTTGTGATGAAAGAAGTCATGCTCCCTGCAGCCTTTGACGATCACACAATTCATATTGAGATGCACAATGAGTTTAGGAAGACACAACGCTACGAGCAACTAGACGAAGAAATACGTGAAGTAGTAGATTTACACATTCAAGCTCACGAGACAATGGCAGCAGAACAATCAGGTAGAGCGACAATGCAAGCAAGCGTTAACCCTGCACTAGCAGCCTCACCTAACGCAGACGGATCAACACCGCCTGTATCTATGGAAAGTATACCTCCTCCATCTATGCCTCCTAATGTAGATATGGCTGCAGCAGAGGAGGGTATGGACCCAGCAGGTGCTATAATAAACGCATTAAGCGAAGGAAGCCCACCACCTGTACAAGGAGGCTAGATGCCTGAAGAAACAGAAATACAAGAACAAGTTGTTGAAGAGCAGCCTGTAGTAGAAGAAGCCCCAGAGGAATCATCAGAAGTAAGTATTGATGATTTACCTGAGAACATTAAGGGCTACATTCACGAGTTACGTGAGGAAGCTAAAGATAGACGCAAAGCTCACGAACCCTACAAAGAGGCGTTCAAAGACTACAACGATACTGAGAAAGAGTATCTACTAGATTTGGTTACAACTCTTAGCACAGATCAGCAAACTGGCGCAAATACAATGAAACAATTAGCCCAGCATTTATTAGGAGAAGAAGTAACTATGGAAGAAGAATCTGAAGCACCACTACCAGAACAAGAAAATGACATTCCAGAGTCAAATTTATACTCTGGTGATGACATATCTGTATTAGTACAAGAAGAGCTGGAAAAAGAACGTATGGTGCAAGATGTGTACCAGCAGTCACGTGCGTTAGGTTTTGAACCTGAAAGCCCAGAATGCGAAGTGCTGTGGGATTTAGCTTTAACTCCTGCTATAAACGGAGATTTAGTAAAAGCTGCTGAATTAGCTAGAGCATATCTAGGAGATAAAGCTCCTGCTGACCCAAACGCAGAGCCTGAGTTTGAGCAACAAACTTTGTTTCCAGCTTCTGCTACTGCAACAGGGACAGGAACTGTAGCAGATATTAACCCTCAAGAAGTTCCAAGTATTAAGTCTGACTCTATGCGTGAGAAAGTTCTTGCAAGATTAAAAGCACAAGTTGGCGAATAATTCTGACATAATTGTGTCAAATGTGTTATTCTAGAAGTGTAGAAAGATTCTACTTATAAGTTCGCCTCCTGCAGATGCTGAAGTCGCACAACAGTCATATTCAAGTCACTTAACTATAAAGGAGAAACAGTGGCATTAAACCTAACAGCTGCTGATTCAGCGCTCAAAGAGGATTACCAACCGGCAATCCGTGAGCAGCTTAATCAGGAGATTATGATGCTCAACCAAATTGAGCAAAATACTCGTGACGTTGAAGGACGTAGGGCTGTACTCTCAATCCACACTGGCCGTAACAGCGGCGTAGGTGCTAGGGCTGAGGGCGGCACTCTCCCAACAGCGGGTAGTCAGCAATACAAAGAAGAGCGAGTAACTCTTAAATACAACTATGGTCGTATTAAAGTTACTGGCCCTGTAATCAGAGCAATGAAGTCAGACAGTGGTTCATTTGTTCGGGCGATTGAGTCCGAAGTAAGTGGCGTTGTCATGGACCTCAAGCGTGATGTTAACCGTCAGATCTTCAATGATTCTAACGGTGCAATAGCGCAATGTGCTTCTGAATCAGCTAAAGTATATACACTTACTACACCTACAGCTACGCAACTGCGTCAGCTAGAAGTAGGCTCTCTTGTAGACGTTGGTACTGTTACCAACCCTACTTTACGAGTTACTGCAGGTACAGTATCATCTGTTGATACAGCACTGGGTACAGTCACACTAGACAAAGACCCCGCTACTGGTTCAGTAGATGCTTCAGATTTTATTTTCCGAAGTGGCGCCAAGAACACAACTTCTGGCGGAACTCACGAACTTATTGGTCTGCAAGCTATTGTTAACAACAGCGGTACTTTGTATAACATTGACCCAACAGTAGTAACCCTATGGAAGTCAACAGTTAACGGTAACAGCGGTACAGACCGTGCAGCTACCGACAACTTGTTTGAAACCGTCATAGACGACATTGGCCTAGAGTCTGGTACATCACCAAACTTTATCGTCACAACCGTAGGTGTACGTAGAAACTATGCTTCACAGCTCAAAGCTCAAAAGCGATTTACTGATACAACAACGCTAAAGGGCGGATTCTCCGCACTTACCGTTGACGCAGGGAACGTCAGTCTTCCTCTGGCAACAGACAGAGACTGCCCTAACAACAAAGCGTTTTTGCTTAACACTGACCACATCATGCAACATGCTTCTTCCGATTGGGAGTTCATGGACGAAGATGGTTCAGTACTAAGCAGAGTATCTGGTGAAGATGCTTACGAAGCAGTATTATTCAAATACCATGAACTAACCACTGATCGTAGAAACGTCCACGGACGAATTGACGATCTGTCGGAAAGCTAAACTAAGGAGTAAATAATGGCAATAGCAATTAGTAACGAAGATCGCACAGTAATGGGCGACAGAGTTGTGATATTTGCTACGGTTACCTTTGATAGCACTTACCCGACAGGTGGTGAAGCCATTGCTAACACGGATTTTAGTGGTCTAAACCAAATAGACTTTATCCAATGTAGCGCCCCTAGTATTGACGATGAGGCTATTAATAGCGTTGTGTACGTCAGGTCTACGGGTAAACTTATGGTCATAGATGCTGCTGGTGCCCAAGAGGGTAACGGTACAGATCTACAAAATACAACTATGGACATAATAGTTTTTGGTAAATAGTTCTCTCCAAGGGGAACGGTAGAGAAAAAAGGGCCGCCCATTACGGGCGGCTCTTTTATTTGTTATAATAGAATAGACGATTGGAGTTATCATGCCCAAAGTAGGGACCAAAGAGTTTAGCTATACCACCAAAGGTATTAAAGCTGCAAGAGCTTATGCTAAAAAGACTGGCAAGAAAATGAAGAAGACAAAGAAGAAATACTAATGGCTACACCAGACCACTATTTAAGAAGAAAAAAGAAAAGAGAAGCGGGACGAAACACAGCTGGGAAAATTGCAGATATGGCTGTAAGAAAGGTGACAGATACTTATAGAGGCTATGCTTCTAGTCTTGTGGATAATCCAGCGCCAAAACCACCAGATAAACCTAGTGGGGGGAAGATGGCTTTAGGTGGTGGCATTAAAAAACCTGTTGCTAAAAAGCCTAATGAGCACATGAGACTTAAACCTAGAAAGCCGCCGACAAACGCTCGTCAAGGTCAAGGTCCAAAGCCTGTAACTGGACAAGCAATATATCCTTCTAACACTACAGCACAAAACGCTAAAGACATACGTGCTCTTGAAGCTCATGTAACCACACATGCACTAGAAGCTGCAAAGAAAAAGAAAAAGAAAAAGAAAAAGAGTGGCTAAAGATTCTAGAATGAAAGCACTAGGTGTGTCAGGTTTTAATAAACCTAAGCGCACACCTAATCACCCTACAAAGTCGCACGTAGTGTTAGCTAAAGGTGCAGGTTGCCCTGATGGTAAGACTATTAGGTTCGGGCAACAGGGTGTGTCAGGTGCTGGTAAGAATCCTTCGTCTAAAAAAGACAAAGCTAGACGTAAGTCCTTCAAGGCTCGTCACGCAAAGAACATTAAGAAAGGCGTTTGCTCAGCAGCATACTGGGCTAACAAGGTAAAATGGTGAAAACAGGAATACTTGACACGATACGTCATTCTGCTGTAGGCGGAGACATGCAACACATGTTGACTTACGGAATACCTGAGATAGGCTGGAACGGTGACCCTTGGATAACACTATGTTGGAATAAGCTGGAAAGCCGTTGGGAAATATGGAGCACACGTGACGAACCATACTGTGTGCATCGTTCCCGACCAATACACGAAGGCGAGCTACCAAACATATTTGAATTATGTACACACTTAAGAGATCACGACTTGCATAAGGTTAAAGTAGAAGACGTACTTAACCGAGTAGATAAACACAACGACAAGCTAATTAAAGAGCAGCAAACTAAAGTTAAAGAAGCACAGATAGAAGCACTAGAGAAAGTGTATTGGCATGTCGCTAAAGAAGTTGGGCATCACTACTAAACGGCTGTGCTATAATTGAACTATGTTAACTGAATCACAAAAGGCCCAAGAACTAGCTAAGATGCGTAGTAAGAAAATGCGGTTCCCTTCCGTAGCTATGAATCAGAATCCTAAGAAAAAGAAAAAGAAGAAACAAGAGGACGCAGATGCAGCTCCAGACTATCAGGGCTAACGTGTATGACCGTCTAGGTATGGTCAACACAGACAATGCTCTGACAAGCTCAGTACTAGATAACCTTATAAACGGTGCACTGCGTCAAATAAGTATGCAGTTTGATTGGCCGTGGTTAACATCTACGGACGCTACATTCACAGCAACTGTCGCAGGCACACAGGACTACACCCCACATGCTACGTGGAAGTCTACACAGTACATAATTACTGACACAGATAATCTACTTAAAGCAAAGCAACCAGCAGATGCTGCACGGTATTCTAACTTTGAGGGCTACCCTCAGTTCTATTCTATTGAGGGCAGCAAGATACGATTGTTCCCTGTACCTGATGCGGTGTACACGGTACGCCACGTGTTCACTAGATTTGAGCCACCGCTTACTGGGGACACAGACGAACCGCTAATGCCAGACTGGGCGATAGATTTGTTAGTTATAACTACAGCACACATGGCTGCAGGTAGATTACGTGACAGGGATTTACAAGCAGCTTTACGGCCAGAACTTGACAGATTAATGTCAAGTATTAAAGACGAAGTACGGAGGACTCGTGCAACGGTAGACCCACAGCACCGCCGTGATATAGGGTGGGGTTAATGGACCGTCAACGCATAGAGACTAGAGAATTTGATGACTGGCGCAAAGGTCAGGTATTTGCAGACGTAGTACGTATGCCTCGTAATGACGATTCATACTGCTCTATGAACATGCAAGTATACGACTCCGGTGCGTTAGGCCCACGTCCTCGGTTAAGGAAATGGGCAAACACAGGTTTTACTGATGCTAGTGATTTACTTCTGTCAAACAACAGCTGTATACAGTACAAAGAAAGTGACACTACAATGGGTGACGCTTACGGTCATCTTTACTTATATAAGATGAGCGTTGGAGGTGCTAGTGCTCAAGCGTACTACTATAATTTTGATTCTACCAGTTCAGCGATAGGCTGGAAAGATGGTTCAGCTTTAGGGGCTTTTACGCTTCCATCAGCTACTGAGTGGTCAGCTAAACGAGCGGGTTGGGGTACGGCAGTAGAAGATAAAGTAGGTAACTCTCAATCAGATGCTTTAGGGCCAGAAGATTTTGTTTTCTTAGGCCAGAAAAAATATGACGGCAGCTCAGTCACCGCAATAGACTGGGGCAACGGTTCTGTACTGAACACAATCACTAACGCCGTTTTTTATCGTGGAAGGTTGTGGGGTTGGTCACAAAGCAATTTAGCAAAAAACAGACTGTACTACACAGACATAGATGATTACACAGATTCTGATTCTGCGTTGCAGTACATAGACATAAGTAATTCAAGCGGTAAAGTATTTATTAAAGGTTGCTGGCCTGTGCGAGATTCTTTGTTGATTGCACTAAGTGACGACAGTTGGTATGCCTTCACAGGAACACCAGCTACAGGAACGCTACGATTTATAGGTAAGTACGTTACCCCGTCCCACGGAGCAGCGGCCACGATATTAGGTAACGCTGTGTATTTTATGGGTCCAGATGGGCAGGGCGTATGTGCGGCTACTCCTTCTGGCGTAGACACTATTACGCATAAAGATAAAGTTCCTTGGGTGCATGATGGCAACTGGAATATATTTACAGAGTACAGATCTCTGTCGTCCCCTGATCGCAATGCTTTACATTTAATGACGGTTGACGGCTCTACAGGTTACATGGGCGCAGCAATAGAAAAAGTAAACGATCAATGGTATTTAACGTCTTATGGCAACGGAAACGATTACTTTGGAAGTATTGTCGGAACTAATGGTTACGGGATACTACGTGATTGCGCTACTATTAATTTTGGTAACGCTTACGCCTTTGTAACTTACGGAAGCTACTTTAGTGGTGGCACTAAATATGCGTTAGGCCTATTAACTAGAGATATTGTCTTAAACAGACCGTCACGAGACGATGATGTTTTTTCTGATAAAGTAGACGCAGGCAACGTTCTTAGCAGTACCGTAGTTTCCGATGCTGGTTCAAGCATTATACGTTTATCTCCATATAGCGCTGACTATGGCGAGGAAGCTCGTGTAGTAAGGATAGTTATTGACTTCACTTACTGGAGAAGCAGCGGAGACAACTATGCTACACCTACTATGGAATTAAGAATAAAAACGATTACTAATACTACAGACAATATTTATAGTGACGCAACTTCTTTTAACACGTGGGCAGCTAGCACAAGTAATTTACCTAACATAACTTATAGTTACAGAGGAAGGCAGGCACGTTATGTGTACGACATACCTCTAGGGGATTTCAGCCCTGATATGTTTGTAGAGCTTCATAATATTGAATCTATAGCTCTAAACAAAGTAACAGTTGATTACGAAGTACGACCAGATAATTTTACAACTAGGAACTACTAATGCCTTTTCAATTTAACGGGGAGCTAGGAGCAGCGGTAGCTAACACAGACATAGAGTTAGCAACTGCTGTAGAGCAAAGACTAGAAGCCTACCTAGAGAACGTAGCAGGTACATTAACTGGAGTAGACGCAGGCTTAGGTATTTCCGGCGGAGGCACTTCTGGAACTGTGGCTGTGGCTTTTGCTCCGTCTGAGTTAAGTAGTGCAACTGTTGCGACAGATGACAAAATAGTTATAGCTGACACAAATGATAGTGACAATCCTAAAACAGTTACAGTGTCTTCAGTTGTAGCTTTAGCGCCACAAGGAGATATAACGGGCGTTACTGCAGGACTAGGGATAGGGGGCGGAGGCACTACTGGAACTGTTGAAGTTACTTTTGACCCGTCTGAGTTAAGCTCAGTAACGGTAGCATCTGACGATAAAGTAGTTGTTGCAGACACAAGCGACAGCGATAACCCTAAAACTGTGACAGCTTCTTCTATTGCAGGTTTAGTAACTGACATTAGCGGAAACGCTGCTACCGCAACTGCCCTACAGACAGCACGAACTATAGGCGGCGTGTCATTTGACGGCACTGCTAACATAGATCTCGCAGGCGTAAACACTGCAGGTAATCAGAATACGTCTGGTAATGCTGCGACAGCTACTGCATTGGCTACAGCTAGAGCTATTAACGGCGTTGACTTTGATGGGACAGGAGATATTACGGTAACTGCTGATGCAAACACATTAAGTGGAACAGAGCTAAAGTCTACTGTTGTCACATCTTCTTTAACTAGCGTTGGCACTCTTAGTTCTTTGACTGTTAGCGGGGCTATTACTCCTGCTACAGTAACTGCTTCAACTGTCACTGTAGCTGCAGATGACCTTGTGCTAATTGCAGACACATCTGACAGCAATAACATTAAGAAAGTCACAGCTCAGTCTATAGGGAATTTAGGTGGAGGCGGAGGCGGAGGCTCTCCTGCTGGCGCAGATCATCAAATACAATGGAATGACAATGGTTCTTTTGGAGCAGACTCAGGCTTAGTTTATGACGGATCAACATTTACTTTTGACGCAACAACATTTAGCGCTGCAGGAACCACTAACAGGTTTTATTCTAGTGCTGATATTTTACAGCTACACAATACGTCATCAGCAACAACAGGTGGTTATATAGGGTACTATTCAAATGACGTTACTCGTCTTGGTTATGTAGGGTATCCAGCTAATGATGACCTTTACATGAAAAATGAAGCTGCTGATGGAAACATGTATTTCGTTGTTAACGGTAATAAGTCAATGTATTGGTATATTGAAAATACTGGAGAAATGAAACTAACTAGCGCACGATTACAACCATACGCAGACTTAGGCCTGTCTCTTGGTAATGCGTCAAACCGTTGGAACGTTCTTTATGTGAATGAAATTGAAGCAGATTCAGGTTCTGCTACTGACCCTTCTTACACATTTAACGGTGACGAAAATACTGGCATGTACTCTGGAGGAGCTAATGTTGTACGAATAACTACTGCAGGCTCAATACGAACATTGTGGAGTAGCTCTGGTACGTATTTACGAACTCCTAGTGGCTACTCATCAGGCATCAGCACCTTATACCGTAACAACAGCACTGGGTATATTGTGCACTTTTCTTCGTCAGAACGTTATAAAACTGATATAGTGGATATGCCAGCTGAACAGTGGCAGAAGATATACGACTTACGACCTGTTAAATTTAACTGGGACGTGAACTCAGACATAAATATACCTGACGAAAACGATGTGGAAGGCTTTGGTTTAATAGCTGAAGAAGTAGTAGAGGTTTATCCTAAGCTAGTACACACAACACCTCTTGAAGAAGATAATGAAGGGAATATGAGTGGAGAACAAATAGAAGGTGTAAACTATGAAATGTTGACACCTTATTTATTAGCAGCAGTACAAGATATTAACACTAGACTATCTACCTTGGAGGATACATGAACCTAAATGCTGAAGATGTGGTAAACAGAATGCGACAACGTTGGCCTAAAGAAGCCACTATTTGCATTCAAGAGATGATTATAGAGGAATTAGAAGCAAAACAATGTGATTGTGAAGACCAAGAAGATGACACTGAAGTGTCATAATATGTTATAATAGCTATATGGCGCCTACGTATAATTCTGTTCTTGAAGCATTGGGTCAATTAGATTTTGGAAAGCTGGCTGGGTACGCCCCTCCACCGCCTCCAGACTATCAAGCACCACCACCACCACCCCCACCCCCTCCTCCTGTAGCTAGGAGAAGAAGAAGATGGCAGGACGACCCTACCTACATGGCGTTTCTACGTCAGATGGGGTTGGACGAATCTATGGTTAGCGAAACACTAGAAGGCATAATACTAGCAGGAGCACAAGCCGCAAAAAGAGATGCAACGTTTTTTGAAGATCAAAGAATGATACAGGAAAAGTCAATAAACGAAGGCGCTGAGGAACGAGGAATGTTCCGATCCGGCAGGCGAGTACGAGATGTAGCAAGAGCAAAGTCAGAGATAGATCTTCAAGAAACAGAAGGCATAGAAGACAGAGCAAGTCAATTAGCTCAAGCACAAATGACAGCTGCAAATGAAAGAACACAAATAGAAATAGACAGGCAGGAAGCAGAGTTGGCAGCACGTGACAGAGCTGCCAGACAAAATGCGTAATTATGGCAACAGGCGACTTATCAGAATCAGCATTAACGAGTTCAATAGACTCATCTAAAAAGAAACAACTAGAAGCGTTAGCTAGTGGTGGTCAAGCAGGATTGACTGCTTATGAAGAAGCAGACACACAGACTACAGCATTAGAGACGGCAGCTAGTAAAGACATAATGCGCTTAGCAGGTAAAGATAACGCAGCAGCTGTTGCCGAATTGCAAGCTGCTAGAGAGGCTCTTTTAGGAGGAGCCGAAAGTGCAGCTGAACTAGGACGTCAAGGATTTACCGAGCAGTCAACAAGACTAAAACAGAATGTAGAAGACTTTGCGACAACATTCAAGAATCAGGCACCTGCTTACGCTAAGATAGAGAACGAGTATCGTTCGCAGGCGGCAGCTAGAAGATTAGCGGCTAAGAAGAAAGCGCAAGAAAAGGCGTTCAAAGCGGCGAGAGATGCAGCGAGGTCTGCAGCAGAGTTTAGCGCTAAGTACCCTGAACGGGAAAATATACTACTTGAAAGAGATACTAGTGCTCTAGTGGCTTATTTAGAAGATCAAAACGTTAACCCTGTTATAAAGGGAGTTATTAATGAGCTAATTAACCCTGCTAGCCCATTGGAGATGAACACTGTAGTACTAAACTATATTGGTAATCCTACTATGTTCAACGAACAAAACGCACAAGCTATCGTACTAGCGGTCAATCAAATGGACCCCACAATAGATGCAGGCGCAGTTCTAGAACAGATTAATGAGATAAGAGCTACCTTTGAAACTGGCTACGAACCACCTTCTGAAGACACAGGGTTTAGTTATCCACCTGCTGAAGAAGATGCTGTAGTAAACAAATACGAGTAAGGCAGGCCAATATGTCAGATATGTCAAGCGGCGGTGGCGGCTGGGGCGGAGATGAAGATGATGATAAAGGTTTTTTGGAGAAACTTGGTGATCTTCTCGGGGGCTTAGGCAGTGGCACTAGAGGCGGAGCGCAAGCTGAGGGTGCAACGCAAGTTATTCAAGGCATCGGTGAAATAGGTGAGATAACGTATGCTAGAGATGAAGCATATCAGGCGTCTCTAGCTGATTTTATAGCGGACCAAAAGAAAAAATACTACGAGGAGCAGTACTTAGCTAACTTAGAAGCACAAGGCTATATAGCTGGACAACCACCTAGCGTAGAGACAGGCATAGAGGAACTAAATTTAGGCAGATACTTAAAGTATACTCAAGAAGATTTCACAAAAGAAACAACTAAAAACAGATTTATAACCCAGAACCCTATATTGCTGAACCCTAACTATCTGCCTCAAGCGGAGGGGCAAAAAGCATTAGAGGCTTACAGAGAGTTACCCATAGAGCAACAGTACGACCCGACTTCGTATGAATTAGATTTTCAAAACACAGATCAAGGTTTGGTATTCAGAGGCATCTCGGCACCGCAAGACCCGTTTGCTACTTTATCAGTTCCGATAGAGAATTTTGAAGAACTAAAAGAAAACCCGACTGAATACAAAGCTGCTAAAGAACGACAACAAGATTTCCAAGAAATTTTAGACGCATTAAACACTGGCGATGTTGAAAGAGTAGATGACTGGGCTGACTTAAGTAGACAGTTACTAAACTTTTACGCATACTTTTCTATGTACTCTGATGTGAAAGAAAGAATTGAAAGTACGATAGAAGGGTTTGGTGACTTCCCTGATATTCAAAAATTTAACGCTGAAAGAATTTTGAAAAATGAGTTTGAATCCAAAGGCGTAGAGTTTAACGATGATTTAATAACTGGTCTTCTTGAGTTAGAAGACCCTTCAAGCGTTAAGAGAGCTTTAGAGGTAATAATGTACAACTACGCTGACCCGTTACGCCCGCATGTGGCGACATGGTTAGGCACTAGTGATGAAGAAGTATTAAATGAGTACTTAAATAAGCCACTAAGTAAAGGCGAAAAACTTAAAAACTTTGGTGGTAAACTAGTTGGCGAACTATACAGCACTCCTGTTCTAGGTGATTTCTTAGAATGGATAGACAGGCCTTCTCAAGCCATATTTATGGCAGGGGCAGGGTT